ACGTAAGAAAAGGTTAGCAAGTATTTTAATAGCTGAACCTGAAGACATTGTACACATATCTACTCCTCTTGCTTTGATTGATCTATTGATTAAGCAGAACTTAGGTTTATTTGAAATTATACGCAGGCATGGTCAGCTATACATAGGTAAACGTACAGCAGGTAAGCTGACAAAGACTATGTACTACTTAAAACTTAGCGAAGAGTCAAGGAAAATGATCAGTGTAGTGCAAGACAGACTAATTGACTTGAGTATTCTGTATAAACCATTGGTGATTAAGCCTAAGCAGTGGGATTTAAGCACTGTCAATGGTAGTAATCATGGTGGATACTGGCACAACACTAAAATACCCTTTGTTAGACATAAAAATAAGCTAAGTAGGGGTATTTGGAACAAGTTAAGGCAGTTAAATGGTCGTGAAAGCATTAATGATGGTGAAATATACACTGAATGGGACAAACCACAGTACTTAAGCAGGTTAACGAAGGTTGTAAATGGTATTCAAGGCACTAAGTGGCGTGTAAACCAGTATATATTGGATATAGCGTCTGAAATATGTGATAAAAACATCGTTGATCCTGAAAGTCCATCAGAAAACCCGCGATGTATAGGCAAAATACCCTATATGGACTATGTAAATGTGAATGATCTAGTAGATCCTGAACACTATGGGCCTGTATATCTTAATGCTCAAGGCAGGGTAAGACACGTTAATCGAGCAGACTACAAAGCATACTATACAGCTAAAGAGAAAACACTAGCTAAACTCGAAGCTATGAACAGTAAGCGGGTGATGTTTCGACTAGCAATCAACTTAGCGAAAGAATTTAGTAAATATGAACACTTTTACTTCAGTTATTCCATTGATTTTAGAGGTAGATTGTATCCAGTTCAGCAAATACTGAACCCACAGAGCAATAGTAACGTAAAAGCACTGCTAGAGTTCGCTACACCAGTAATACCGACACAGCAGGGACTGTATTGGTTAAGAATAGCAGTAGCAAATAGTGCTGGACAAGACAAGTTAACTTTTGAAGAGCGTATACAGTGGGTAAGTGATAACTTTATAGACATAGCTGAGAGTGCATCTGAACCGTTAAGTAAGGCTAGTTTTTGGAGTAGTCTAGAGGAACCACTGATGTTTTTAAGTGCCTGTAAAGCACTCACAGACGGTCTGAGGGGTCTTCCTGTCCACTTTCCAGTAGCTCTTGATGCTACTTGCTCAGGGATTCAGATTTATAGTGGCTTACTACTAGACAAAGAGGGAGCAGAAGCAGTAAATGTTGTACACAAAAGTGGGCAGACTAGACCCAATGACATCTACCAACAGGTAGCAGATTTAGTCAATAAATACCTGAGCTTAGGGGAATATCCTAAGAAAATATCCTTTAATGACAGCGAAGGCATATATAGAGTAGCAAGTACTGAGATTGAAGCTAAAAGCCTTGAAGGCAAAGTACACAGAGGTCTAGTCAAGCGTAATGTGATGACTCAGCCGTATAGTGTGACTATGCACGGAATGTTTGATCAGCTTAGAGAACTATTTGATGCATCTGAAGCTAATGGTGAAGTATTCTGGAGAGGTGAAAAGTGGATAGCTATCCGATTACTTGTACTACTCAACAGCAGAGCTATAGCAGAAGTAGTAAAAGGAGCATCAATAGGACAGCAATACATTAAAGAACTGGCTAGGGAAATTAACTTAGAAAACAAGCCCTTACAGTGGGAAACACCTATTTTTAAGTTTCCTGTAATTCAAACACAGACTAAAAACAAGATGAGGAGGATTAAGTGTGCATTGGGTAAGATAAAGTTCTTGCAAAGTACTACGGATATGGACAAAAAGAGACAAAGCAATGCTATTGCTCCTAATCTAATACATTCACTAGATGCTGTACTGATGTATTTAACCGTAGAGCGTTTACTTATAAGCGGATGTGAGTCATTTAATCTGATACACGATTCATTCTCAGTACCATGTAATGAGGTAGACCAGTTGAATAAATGTGTACGAGACTCATATGTGGAGCTATTTGAAGGAGATCCTTTAGAAGACTGGTACAAGCAAATGCAAATGCAAGTTTCTAAAATACTTACTACTCCTAATAAAGTAATAGTAGGTGATCTAGACCTAGGACAAGTCAAGGATAGTACCTATATATTCAATTAAATCAACAGCTTACAATACTTATACACAGAGTTATCCCCAGATTAAAAGTAAAAGGACATTAAGTGATGAACTATTTTAAAAATAACTCTTGACTTGTATGTACACATCGTTTACACTAGGTTAAGAGTTAGGTAGTAGTAGTAAGTAGGTGTAGTAAAAGAGTGTATACATAAGCCCGTTGAAAAACAGGTGAAAAATTTATAGTCAAAGGAGACTAAAGATGGCAAAGGTAAAAGCGTTTGTAACACCACCGGGTAAGGCTATGTGGGCCTTTTTGTTAGAACCTAACACACGGTTCAATCAGGACAAGCCTAAGTTTGAGATCACTGTAGCTTACGAGCCTAATGATCCTAAGCTTAAAGAGATGCTTGATTATGTACAACCTTTTTACGATGCTTACATTGATCGTGAGTTAGAAGGTGTTAGTGAAGCAAAACGTAAGAAAATGGTTGTACCTATTGTACAAAAGGAACTCAACAAGGAAGGTGAGGAAACAGGTCGAGTAGTAATCAAAGCTAAACAGTTTGCTACTACTTATGATGGAGAGCCACGAGTTCTGAATATTGCTGACTCTAAGGGTAAGACCATTGAAGGCTTTAACGTTAAAGTAGGTAATGGATCTATTGTACGATTGAAAGTGTGGCCTAAGACCTGTAATGTACAGGGTAAAGTTTATTGTACACTTTGGATCAATGCTGTTCAGATCTTAGACTTGATTGAGTATAAACCTGATGTATTTGAAGCTACAACGGGTGGGTACGTACATCAGGTGCAGGAAGAAGAAGAGGAAGTATCTAATGTAGTGACTGGAGACTTCTAAACCGGAGGGTGGGTGTGTACACAAGAGAAGAAGGTGAGTTTGTAAGACACGACCCATGCCCTCAGTGCGGTTCAAGGGATGCACTAGCAGTCTACAATACAGGGACTGCTTGGTGCTTCTCTTGTTCTACACATATAAGGGACTATGACACTAGTGAACAGAGAATAGGAGAGGCTAATATGACTCGTGACTCTTTCGTGAGAGGAGAGTACCTAGATCTAGGAGCACGTAAGATATCAAAAGCTACGTGCAGGAAGTATGGATACCACGTAGCAGAGGTGAATGGTACTTATGCTCAGATCGCTGACTATATTAAAGATGGAGAAGTAATAGGACAAAAGGTAAGGTTTGCAGACAAGACATTCAAAGTAAATGGCACAGTTAATGCTACTACTTTATTTGGTCAGCATCTGTGGCGTGATAAAGGTAAGCAAGTAATCATAACTGAAGGAGAAATAGATTGTCTTAGTGTTGCAGAAGCATTCGGATCAAAGTTCCCTGTGGTTTCACTTCCAAACGGAGCACAGAGTGCTGAACGTGTGATACGTACAAATCTAGAATGGATTGAAGGCTTTAGTTCAGTTCTTTTATGGTTTGACAATGACAAAGCTGGGCGTGAGGCAGTTGAGCGTGTGCTACCTATCATTAGTGCTGGTAAAGTACGTGTTATTAGTACTCGATACAAGGATGCTAATGATCTACTTATAAGTGAAGGTAAAGCTAGTGTACTCAGTGCTACCTACGAAGCTAAAGAGTGGAGGCCAGATGGCATACTACTATGCAGTGAACTGTGGGACAAGTACAAAGAGAAGCAGGTCTTTGACAAAGCAGAGTACCCGTATCCCAAGATGAATGAGATGTTCAAGGGATTACGTAAGGGTGAGTTAGTTACATTCACTGCTGGTGCTGGGATGGGCAAGTCTACAATTGTTAGAGAAATTGCTTATGATCTAATGCTCCATCAAGACAAGAAGATTGGATACATAGCATTAGAAGAGAACTGGAAGCGTACTATTACTGCGTTCTTAGGCATGTATGTACGTAGACCTCTGTTCTATGACAATGAACTGACTCCTGAACAAGAGAAGGAAGCGTGGGATGAAACAGTAGGCAAAGGTAAGCTGTATTTGTATGATCACTTTGGATCAATAGAAACTGAAAACTTACTCAACAAAATAAGGGTAATGGTACACACATGTGGTGTTGACTATGTAGTACTAGATCATATATCCATTGTTGTAAGTGGTATGGACACAGGTGATGAGCGTAGAGCTATTGATAAGCTGATGACTGAGCTTAGATCATTGGTTGAAGAGACACAGATAGGTATGTTAATCATTAGTCACTTGCGTAGGACAGGAGACAATAAGAATCACGAAGATGGTGCTCAAATTTCTCTTGGACAATTGAGAGGGAGTGGAGGCATAGCACAATTAAGTGATGGTGTAATAGGACTAGAGCGTAATGCACAAAGTGAAGACCAAGGCGATGTCATCAGGATACGTGTACTAAAGAATAGGTTCGCAGGATCACTAGGTTTAGCAGACACCTTGATTTACAGTAAGCAGACAGGTAGAATTGAGCTATCACCAAGTGAGGAGACCTCTTTTGAAAACACTGACTTTTGATATTGAATGTGATGGCTTACTACAAGAGTGCACCAAGATACATTGTGCTGTTGTCTACGATCACGAGATGGGGGAGTATCATTCGTATGTTCCCAACAATATACACAGACTACCATTACTACTACAGACTGCTGATGTAGTTATAGGTCATAATATTATTGGCTATGACTTGCCAGTACTTAAGAAACTATACAACTTAGAACTTGATTGTGAAATAGTAGACACACTGATCTACAGCAAGTTAGCGTACTATGATCTGGAAGAACGTGAAGCATTACATGCTAAGGTAGAACCCAAGCTGAAGACAAGTCATTCACTTAAAGCATGGGGTCAACGTATGGACTTTCCTAAAGGAGAGTATGCTGGCGGCTGGGATGTGTTCACTGCGGATATGTTGAAGTACTGTAACCGTGATGTTGCTTGTACATACAAACTCTATAGACACTTAGTTACTTATAAGTACAAAGTACCCAGTGAAGCACTAAGTTTAGAGCACAAGTTTGCTACTATTATTCAGAAGCAGACAGAGAAAGGCTGGTACTTCGATACTAAACGTGCTCAAAGATTACACGTAGAGTTGCAAAGAGAAAAGGAAAGTATTGAATGTGAACTAGAGGAAGTGTTCCAGCCTTTATACTTTGGTAGCGTAGTCAAGGAGTACAAGAAGTATCCTCGTAACTCTACGTGTAAAGTAACAGGCAATCGTGTTCAGACTGTAGGTGAGTTCACACCTGTCAAGTTAACTGAGTTCAATGCTGGATCACGTAAGCATATATACAAGTGGTTGCATCATATGTATGGGTGGAAGCCCAAGGAATACACAGACAAAGGTAGTGTAATAGTTGATGCAACTATATTAGGTAAACTGCCGTACAAGGAAGCCCAGCTACTCAGTAAGTACTTTGACTTACAGAAGGTGCTTGGCATGATTATTGAAGGTAAAAACGCATGGCTAAAACTAGTCGATGAAGGGCAGAGGATTCATGGTGAGCTTGATATTCTTGGTGCTGTTTCAGGTCGCTGTACACATCGTACCCCAAATCTGGCTCAAGTCCCAAGTGGAAGATCTTTTAAAGGTAAAGAGTGCAGGGAGTTGTTTACTGTACCAGAAGGGTATCAACTTGTAGGAGTTGATGCAAATTCTTTAGAGCTTAGAATGCTTGCACACTATATGGCATTCTTTGACAAGGGTGCCTATGGTAGGGAGCTATTGAATGGAGACATTCATACTCACAATCAGAAGATGGCAGGTCTTGATACTCGTGATCAAGCTAAGACTTTTATTTATGCACTACTATATGGTGCTGGAAGTGGCAAGCTAGGTGCAGTAGTAGGAGGCAGTAGTAAACGAGGTGAACAGCTTAAGAAGAAGTTCTTTACCAGTATTCCAGCACTGTCAAAGCTGACAAAGAGTGTACAAAGTAAGTACCAAGAGATAGGCTACTTGCGTGGTATCACAGGACGTAGACTGTACATACGAAGTGAGCATAGTGCTTTGAATACACTGTTGCAGAGTGCTGGTGCATATGTGATGAAGTATTACGCTATACTACTCGACCAGAACTTACAAAAGTATGGGGATGCTGTAGCATTTGTAGGCAATATCCACGATGAGATTCAACTAGAAGTTCGTAATGATATAGTGGATGAAGTCAAAGACATCTGTGAGCATACGTTCAGTAGTATTACTACTCAACTTAAATGGAGACTACCTTTACAGGGTAAGGCTAAGTCAGGTCTTACATGGATGGATACCCATTGAAAAATAGGTGAAAAATTTAGGAGAGAATAATGAAACCAGTTCATTTTGATATTCCTTTTCCTTTGATTAAGGGCAAGGGTGGTGTGATGAGATTACTGAGTGCTAACTTGTACAGGAATGCGTACTTTCATACGCTTAACAATGCCAAGACTGTGTATGACAAGGTGCTAGACCCAGTGCTACAAAATATTAAACCATTCACACACCCAGTTAAGATTGACTTTAAGTTCTTCTTTAAAACTAAAAGACGTAGAGACATAGACAACTTTCAGTTCCCAGTCAGTAAGTTCTTGTGTGATTCCATGACCAAGAGATCTATACTAGTTGATGACAACATGATGTACTATCCAGAAATGTCTGCTAGTTGGGGTGGTCTATCTGATGCTGACTATGTACAGATTACTATTAGTAAAAGTAAAGTAAAGATTGATCCAACACTAAAGGCTCCCAAGCGTACAGGCTGGGGAAATAAATTGAGTCAGGAGGATGAATGATGAGTGTAGAAGAGGAAGCATGTGAAGACGGTAGGATGAATGCATACAAGAAGGAAGTAGTAGAGTGGAACATGGATCGTAATGGACTTGTGTTTGATCGTGAGCTAGAAGAAGGTATGCTAATTGAAGAGCTTAATGAATTCATGGTAGCTACAGACTTAGCAGATCATCTAGATGCACAAGCTGACTATAGGTTTGTACTTGAAGGAACAACATGTAAGTTCTTAAGTGCAGGTGTACCTAGTACTGAAAGTATGGAGTGGTGGATCAGACTTAAGAACTGGTCTACTGGATGCCTGGAGTTTATGGATCAGATTGTCAGGGATCATCTAGAGAATACTTACCCTACTCTTGATTCAGATGATGTAGATAGTATGATTAGTGAAGTGTTTGGCATTGTGTGTGATGCTAATAAAAAGAAACCTAAGAGTGTTGAACATGAAGGTAAGATACCCAAGGGTACATTATGGGTAGATCCTAAGTGTGCTATTTTGGATTGCATTAAGTGGTACACTGTAGATCAATTGAAGTCTAAGTCACACTAGATGATCTATCGTATACTTAGTAAAGATGGAGTACTTGTAACTGAATGGGGAGAAGATAGTATGAAGCATGAACATTCTATAACACATGAAGAACATAAATCAAAGAACTTAAACAAGTATGTAGAATCCACTAAGAAACGACTGAATGATTTAACGCAAGATGATTGGGATAAAGTTAGAACAAGTAAGCATGTAAAGTCTCCCATGCCTAAGTCATTGATGAAAGATTCTTATGATCGTTCTATGGAACTTGCTAATAATTTCTTAGACGGGGATGAATCAATCAATCCTCACTACTACAAGAAAGGCATAGAGTGCATTGATTACATTAAAAGTAAAGGTATGAACTATATGGAAGGCAACGTAGTTAAGTATGTAACTAGATACAAAGATAAGAATGGTGTGGAAGATCTGAAGAAGGCTAGGTGGTATTTAGATCAGTTAATTAGCTCACTAGAATGAGTAGGCATACATGTAGAGGAGATGGGAAAGAAGTAAGTAAAAATTTACATCAAGACATGCCTACTTTAAAGTATGATCAGTTTGTATTCGCTACACGTTTAACCGTGAACCCTAGTGCGTGGGAAGTAAACATTGAAAACTATATGGAATACCTGAACAAGAAAGGTTACAGGGTTCCACTTGAGTTTATACTTCCTGGCATTGAGTCAGCTAGAACAGCGGCTATTAGTGCTGACATTGAACAGGACTATGACTCAAGTGAGTTACTTAAGTACAGAGTAGACATGTGTCAATGTGGTAAACCTAGACTAGTGGAAAAAGAATGAATAATCCATTTACAAAACATCCTAATGACACAGCCGGTCCAGAAGGCTACTGGGTTCACTTTCATAGGTCATTTTTTAATGGATGGGTATTGATATGGGCAGGAATTACGGCAATTATCCATGCAGTATTTCCTTGGTGGTTTAAGTTTTATACAGTAGAGACTCTCATTAGGATCTATTGGACAACCTTACATAATTCAATCAGACATGCTAACCTAATTGAAAAGTATAAAGAATGAAGAAACTATTGAAGTTTAGTGCATCGTGGTGTGGATCATGTAAAGATTATCAATTAGTCTGGGATCGAGTGGTAAAGGATCTACATGCTGACTGGGACGTACAAGAGATATCACTTGATGATGAGTCTGCTACTGATATTGCTATTCAGTATGGGGTCAAGACACTTCCTACTACTATTATAGTTAAAGATGAGCATGTCAAGATACTTAGAGGTAAGCAGACACGTAGACAACTATTATCAGCTATAGGAATAACCAAGTGAAAGCACTCATCGATGCTGACTCAATCATATACAAGTACGCGAGTATTAATCAAGATGTTATTGAATGGGAACCTGATGTTACTAGTGTGTTCTTTAATATTCGTGATGCAAAGATAGGCATAAGCAGGCACATCGATGAGATACTTGAAAACACAGGTTGTACTGAAGCTCTACTGGTGCTTAGTCCTAGCACTAACTTTAGATACAATGTACTCCCTACTTATAAGTGGAACCGTAAGAAGTCTGTGCACCCACTAGAAATGTTGATGCCACTAAAGAGATGGGTGTACGCTACATTCAATGTACATGTTCCATGCTATGTGGAAGCAGATGACTTCTGTGTATGGCTTACCATGTTCGAGCCTACCAAGTGGGTGATATGTCACATCGATAAAGACCTTGACCAAGCACCCGGAAAGCATTATAATTATTCAAAGAAAAAGAACTATTACATTAGTGAACAAGAAGCAGAGTACAAGTTCTACGAACAAGTACTAGTTGGCGATACAAGTGATGGCTATAAAGGATGTCCTAATATAGGTAAGGTCAGGTGTGCAAAGATTTTAGATCCAGACAGTGCACACTTAGGAGAGCAGAGAACTACGTGGGAATTAATCGTGGACACGTATGTAAGTAAAGGCTTAACACACGAGGATGCATTACAGCAAGCGAGAGTAGCAAGGATGCTCACTCCAAATGAATGGGATGGAGAAGATAACATTGAACTCTGGAGTCCAATAGATGGAGACTAAAGTAGTAAGTAGTACAGGAATTATAGATATTGATTACCAAAGGGATGCCTTGCTTAGTCCCTTTTCACATGCAACATTGCAAGATAGATACTTGGTTGAAGGCGAGTCACCTCAAGATGCTTTTGCAAGGACATCTATTACGTTTAGTGATAGTCCTGAGATGGCACAACGCATGTATGACTATGTAAGTAAGTTGTGGATGTCTTACTCTACACCTGTACTAGCTAACTCAAAGAAGAATACAAAGGGCTTGCCTATTAGTTGCTTCTTGAACTATGTAGATGATTCAATCAAAGGACTAAACGAACACACACTAGAGTCTAGATTACTTAGTGTAGCGGGAGGAGGGGTAGGAGCACACTGGTCTAGTGTCCGAGGGCATACGGATAAGAGTCCCGGTGTTATACCCTTCCTCAAGACACAGGATGCAGATGTACTAGCATACCATCAAGGTACTACACGCAGAGGAGCGTATGCTGCTTACATGCATGTGTCACATCCAGATATCCTTGAGTTCATAGGTATACGCAAGGCTACTGGTGGTGACATCAATCGTAAGGCATTAAATATTCATCATGGAGTAGTGATTAGTCAGGAGTTTCTTGATGCTGTACGACATGATGCAGACTGGTATCTAGTTGCACCAGAAACAGGCAAGGTAGTAGACAAGACTGGTGCTAGAGATTTGTACAAGACACTACTGGTTACAAGACACCAGACAGGTGAGCCTTACATAATGAATGAAGATGTTGTACATGAGTTACAACCAATAGCACACAAAGAGAAAGGACTACGTGTGCATGGTAGTAATTTATGTGCAGAGATCATGCTTCCTACTACTCCTGAGCGAACAGCAGTGTGTTGTCTAAGCTCACTTAATTTAGAAAAGTATGACGATTGGAAAGATACTAATATTGTTGCTGATCTAACACGCTTCTTAGACAATGTATTGGAATACTTTATTACTACTAGTGATACAAAGGACTACTGGAGAGCTATTAATAGTGCAACCAAAGAGAGGTCAATAGGTATAGGAGCTATGGGTTATCATGCATTGCTTCAGAAGCGAGGTATTCCTTTTGAGTCAGCCTTAGCTATCAGTGTTAACAGGCGTATATTCAAACAGATAAAGGAGCAAGCACATGAAGCGTCAATCAAATTGGCCGTTGAACGTGGTACACCCAACGACATTCAAGGAACAAGTGATACTGAACGTAGGAATGTTCATCTTCTTGCTATTGCTCCTAACGCTAGTTCCAGTATTCTTGTTGATACGAGTCCTAGCATTGAGCCTTGGAAAGCTAATGCATTCTTACAAAAGACTGCTAGTGGTTCCTTTCTGGTCAAGAATAGATACCTTCATAAAGAAATAGCAGAGTACTATCCGGGTAAAGTAGAAGAAACATGGCAATCTATAGTTATCCACAATGGATCTGTACAACACCTGGTGGAGCTACCTGAATGGACAAGGGATGTATTTAAAACAGCTATTGAAATCAATCAGAACTGGGTTGTACAACATGCTGTGGATCGTCAAGACTATGTATGTCAAAGTCAGAGTGTTAACTTGTTCTTTCCTCCTGAAGTAGAGTGGGAATATCTACACAAGGTACACTGGAAAGGAATGACTGAGCTTAAGTCACTGTACTATCTTAGAACTGAAGCACTCAGTAGAGCAGAGTCAGTGGGTGTACAGATTGAGCGTAATGTAATCCCAATCGATGATGAATGTCTAGCATGTGAGGGCTAATGATGAGTACAATATTTAAACACAGGGACAGCTACAAACCCTTTAGTTATGAGTGGGCTTATGAAGCATTCAAAGAACATGAGAAGATGCACTGGACTAGTGAAGAGATTCCACTGCATGAAGACATTAAAGATTGGCAGACTCGTTTAAGTTTAGAAGAAAAACATCTTATTCGTAACATACTACTACTCTTTACTCAAGCAGACAGTGATGTAGCTAGTGGATATTATGATAAGTTGATACCTCTATTCCCTGCCCCTGAGTTACGTATGATGATGGGTTCCTTTGCTAATCGTGAAGCAACTCATATGGATGCTTACTCTTTATTGACTGATACACTAGGCTTTAGTGAAGACATTTACAGTGAGTTTAGGCAGTATGAAGTGATGGCTAGTAAGCATGACTACATTGAACGCTTTGATCCAAGTAAGTACAGTGGTGTAGAAGAAGTTGCTAAAACTATAGCTGTATATAGTGGCTTTACAGAAGGTCTACAGTTGTTCAGTTCCTTCGCTATGCTACTTAACTTCCAACGCTTTGGTAAGATGAAGAACATGGGAGTAGTAGTAGAATGGTCTATCAAGGATGAGACTAAACATATTGAAGGCATGACCAAGGTGTTCCGTACTATGATTGCGGAGAATCCTGAAGTATGGACAGACGAGTTCAAGTTACATCTGTACACAATTGCTAGGAATATGGTTGAGCTTGAAGACAACTTCATTGACATGGCATTTGAAAAGGGAGGCATTGAGGGTTTAACACCAGAAGAGATGAAAGATTACATCAGGTACATAGCTGATCGTAGGCTCATGCAACTGGGTCTTAAAGCTAATTGGTTTGTTGATAATCCTTTACCGTGGATAGATCAACTACTTAGCTCAGTAGTGCACACTAATTTCTTTGAAGCACGTAGCACTGAGTACACTAAAGGTGGAGTTAAAGGAGACTTTAGTTTGTTACAGTTTCCTAAGATTAAGGGGAACAAATAATGTTTAAGACTTTATTTATAAGTATATTGTTTACAGGTCTATTGATACTACTTACTTTCTACTCAGCTATAGCTCAAGCAGAGTGTTTACTTGATGATGCACGATGGGCTTACGATACAGAAAGTAACATTTTACGTGTATGTCAAGAGACAGATGAGGGATTTATGATGTGTGTGCAGTTTCCTGAGAAAGTTAAGGTAATCAAAGACTTAGACAATCCATTCAATTTGTAAAAGTAAAAGGACATTATAATATGGAAACTATTCCTACTCATTCTAGCGACTTACTTAAAGTGCTAGACACTAATTACCCAGACATCTTCCCTATACAGGAATTAGGACAACTAAGCCCTTATGAATTAGGTAGGAAAGCAGGAGTAATCGAATTAATACGACTACTTAAACAGCTACAACAGAAAGGAGAACCCTAATATGGGAGGAAGTCCAAGCGTACCCGCACCACCAGCCGCACCACCAGCCCCTGCCCCAGCCCAGCCAGTAGAAGAAGCTATCTTTGAACCAACAGCAGATACTGCTAAAGACAAAGAAAAGAAACTAAAGGCTATTAAGGAAGGCAAGAAAAGACTACAGGTTCCCTTGAGTCCTAGTGGTAGTGCTACGGGTGTAAACAAAGGAGCCTAAATATGGGTGGTACTAAGACATATAGACAGCAAGCTCCAGCACCAGCTAAGACAGAATTAGCTGAAGCTATTGTGTTTAAACCAGATGATGTTAAGAAGAAAAAGACTACAAGTAAGACTAGTAAATTAGCTATTACCAGTAATGCCAAGAACGCTGGTACAAATACTGGTGTTAACAAGGGGTATGGCTAATGGCTTATAATGAAGCTAGTTCTGGTGGTGAAATGGAGACCACCTTAAAGACTAGGTGGAGTAAATTAGAAACAAGTAAGACTTCAGTTTTAGATCGTGCACGAGCGTGTGCAGAACTAACCATTCCGTCCCTCTTAACCAAGCAGGGACACAAGGAACAGGATACTCTTAAGACTCCTTACCAGTCTCTAGGCAGTAGAGCGATTAATCATTTAGCAAGTAAATTACTACTTACTTTACTTCCTCCTAATGCTCCCTTCTTTAGGCTCATGCCTAATAAAGAAGAGATTGCAATCTTGGATGATGCACAGAAGATGGAACTAGATAAAAGTCTAGCTCTGTTTGAGAAGGAAGTCTATACATATATCGAAAAGAAAGCCTATCGTGTTCCTTTATTTGAAGGATTAAAGTTACTTATAGGAACTGGTAATGCACTACTTAGACTTGATGAAGGTCAGTTACGTGTTTATAATCTCGAAGAGTATGTAGTTAAGCGTAATGCACTAGGTAAGATCATTGAAATTATTGTACGAGAAACTATTCATCCAAGTGATCTACCAGAGTTAAAGCTAGAAGAAGAAGAAACAGAGCTGTACACATGTATCAAAGTAATGGAAGATGGTAATTATCATACGTACCAAGAAGTTGCTGAAGAAATTGTACAAGGAACAGAAGGAGTACTTAAGCCTGAAGATGTACCATTCCTAGCTTTAAGATGGACAGCTATTAATGGTGAAGACTATGGTAGAGGATTAGTAGAACAATATATTGGAGATTTACGTAGCTTAGAAGCCCTTGCTCAGGCAATGGTAGAAAGTGCGGCGGCTAGTAGTAAGATCGTGTTTATGGTTGATCCTACTGCTACTACTAGAGCTAAGGATCTAGCTCGTGCTAAATCAGGTGACTTTGTTCAAGGTCGCGCAAGTGATGTAACCACCCTACAGGTTCAGAAGACAACTGATCTACAGATTGCTTTTGAGCTTAGTCAACAGTTGCAACAGAGACTAGCGGCGGCTTTCTTGTTAACAGAAGGTGCACGTAGAGATGCAGAACGAGTAACAGCAGAAGAAATTAGACTTGTTGCTGGTGAACTTGAGGATGCTCTTGGTGGTATTTATTCAATCTTAAGCCAAGAACTACAGTTGCCACTAGTTAAGATTATTCTTAAACAAAGTAAAACCAAACTACCTGAAGGACTTGTCGAACCAGTTATTGTTACTGGTCTTGAGGCACTAGGTAGAGGACATGACTACAATAAGTTAGTTATGTTTGCACAGACATTGCAACAGCTATTAGGCCCAGAAATCTTTGCTCAACATACAAATGTAGATGCGGTTATTGATCGCATTGCTACATCATTAGGAGTAGACATTACTGGAATCATTAAAGACCCAGAGCAGAAAGCTCAAGAAGCACAGCAAGCACAGTTGGCACAGAGTCAGCAGATTGGACTAGATAGTGCGGCTCAGTCTGGTGGTGCTCAGGCAGGTGCAATGGGTGCTCAACAACTTATGAGTTAAGTTACTTACTTTTTATGATGCTTACTTATAAGTGAAAATAGGAGTAGTAGGAAGTGGGGGAAGTCACGATAACTGTTTACACAGATGTAGACACAGTTTCAGAAACTAAGGAGACTACAGATGTCACTGGAAATCGAAAGCACAGAGCAACAGGAAGTAAAACTAAGCGAACACGATCAAGCGATGGTGGACGTAGTAGACAAAAGCAACGAAAGTCTAAAGGAAACACTACAGACTGATATTGATAACGCAAATACCATTGGCACTGAGCCTGAGATTGAAGAAGGTGAGAAATTACTAGCAGGCAAGTACAAGAATGTAGAAGAATTAGAAAAGGCTTATACTGAATTACAGTCTAAGTTAGGCAAAGCAGATGCGCCTTCTGAGGAAGACACCGCACCAGTTGAGACTAATGAAGCAGAGAATGCAGTAGAAGCGGCAGGGTTAGACTTTGCATCCCTAGAATCTGAGTATGATACACAGGGTGAACTAAGCGAAGACTCATTTAAGAAACTAGAACAAGCAGGCATACCACGTAGTGCTGTTGATCAATACATTGCTGGACAAACGGCTATGCAGAATACATTTGCAGACCGTATCCAATCTGATGTAGGTGGAGAAGCAGAATACAATAGTATGATTGAGTGGGCTAGTACTAATCTGAGTTCTAGTGAACAGAAAGCGTTCAATAGTACACTTGACAATGAAGACTCAGCTAGGTTTTCTGTACAAGGTCTGTACAGTAGATTCAAAATGGCTAACCCTCAACAGATTGGTAGTAGTAGGTTAAGTGGTCAGACATCAACAGCGACTAGTGGATATGAAACTAAGTCAGACATGATGCGAGACATTAAGCACCCTGACTATAAATCTGATGCTCGCTATAGAGCAAGAGTGCAGTCTAAGATTGGCAAGTCCAGTTTTTAGAGTGGATGCACTTAAGTAAGATACTTACATATGTATAAATGCCCTGAATAAGAGTCTGAGGACACCCTGTTTAGGATACCAATTACTACACATGAGGTAAATAAAAACTAAAACTATACATAAGTAAAATAATAATAAAATGGCGAATTACGCATTAGGTAACCCTACTGGTGCCGCATGGGCACCCAACACCTCCACTGGTATTATCAATACATCAGGTACTGATATTGCATTGAAGGTGTTTTCCGGGGAAGTTCTGACTGCATTCTCAACGAATAATGTCTTCCTTCCTTTAGTAAATGTACGATCCATCGACTCAGGTAAGTCAGCACAGTTCCCAGTAATTGGTAACTTGACTGCTACCACTGTTCATATTCCCGGTCAGGACATTGTACCGTCCACGATTGCGGCGGCTGAACAGGTAATTACTATCACTGCTCGTAGGTATGCATCTGTGTTTGTAGATGACATGCAGGAAGCAATGAGTCATTACGAAGTACGTGGTCAGTATTCTACTGAAATTGGTAACATTCTTGCTAAGAAAGTTGACCAAGCAGTAGTAGCACAGCTTGACGCATGTGAAGGTGCAACTCCTAAGACAGGTCAGCCAGCTATTAACGCTGATTTCGATCTTGGTACAACTCTTACTACTGATGAATTTGTTGATGCCATGTTTGATGCACAGCAGAGATTCGATGAGAAAGATGTTACTGGTGAGCGTGTATGTGTTGTAAATCCAGAAGCATACTACAACATTGTACAGTCTAGTAAAGCGGTTAACCGTGATTGGACTAGTAACAATGGTGGTATTGATTCAGGTAATGTCTTCAAGATTGCTGGTGTTCGTATTCTTACCAGTAACAACATTTCGAGTGGTAACTGGGGCTATATGTTTACCCCTTCTGCTGTTGGTGTTGTTAAGTTGCTCGATATCGTATCTGAAGCTAACTATGTTCCTGAGAAATTGGGTACGCTGTTAGTCTCTAGCTATGCTATGGGCGAAGGAGTCTTGAACGCTGGTTGTTGTCAGAGATTCAGCAAGACGTAAGTTAGTGTAATCACTCACATATGTACATAATAAGTATAAAATAGAGTGATTGCGTCATTAGGGTGTTCTTCTTAATTGAGGAGCACCCTTTTTTTTCACCTCCGGGTTTACTTATAAGTAGTAGTAAACTTGTGTGTGTGAATAAGGGATAGATATCAATGAAGAAGTTAAATGAAGCAATTAATATTTGTCTAGTTACAATAGGTGAACGACCACTAGGGAGTAGTACTCCTATTACTGGTATCTATGAGGCTGAACTGTCTGACACATTCTTGGATGAGGCTAAAACAGAGTTACTTAGTCGAGGATTTATATTCAATACTGACACACAGTGGGAGCTTAGGCCGAATACTAATGATGAGATCATTATTCCATATGGAGCCTTATCTGTGGATGCAACATCTGCTTCATCTGACTACATTGTAAAAGACAACAAGCTGTACAATAGAGCGGAACACGACTTTGTGTTTACTGAAACAGTAGAAGTAGATGTCATATGGGACATTGACTTTGATGATCTACCTAGCCACGCTCAGGTAGTTATAGTAGATTTAGCTAAAGAGAAACTGTATTCACGAGTGATTGGTGTAGATAGCACCATTAAACTACTGCGTGAAGACATACAACGATCAACTGCTACACTGTTGAATGAAGAAATGAGACTAGGTGATTACTCAATCTTCGATGATGGTGTAACAAATAGACCAATGACTAGATCACGTAACCCGGCAGGACTGTAGGATGAGTGAAGTTAATCAAACGATTCCATCCTTTGTCAATGGGGTAAGCAAACAAGCAGTAGAGTCTAGACATGAATCACAAGTAGAAGACATGAAGAACTGTACACTGTCTTTTACTGATGGTACAAGGAGAAGAAATCCTCTTGTACACATAGGAGCACTCACAGCATTAAATGGGTTAGATCCTTATATTTATTCGTACAGTAGAGGAGATGGTTTAGAGTCTTATGTAATTGCTATCATTAGTGGTGCATGGTATGTGTACAAACTAGATGGCACTCTTGTAGATTCAGAAACCAGTGTGTCATACCTTACACTTGCATCAGGAGTAGTTCCTAGAGATAGCTTTAGTGCTACTACTATTGGTGATACTACTTTTATTGT